AAGGTCTTTTCTTGAAGTCTTTCTTTTTGAAATTGTCTTTTTGCATTCTATAGTTTTTTAGTTAAACAAAATATTAGTTAAATATAAACAAAAAAAATGACATATAAAAATTATATGCCATTTATTTTCAACAAATTTAAGAAAAGTTTATTTTATATTTTTCTTCATCCACTTAATAATGTAGTTCATTAGTTCTTTCTGAGCTGGTTTGATATCACTTGGTTCTGTCATAGGTCCATTTTTCCATTCTTTCCAACCGTCTAATATTAAAGATAATCCTTCATCTAGGTCTCGCATGATTTCAATATATTCTTCCTTCAATACTTTACTGTCTTGCTCTTTCAACCATTGTTTTCTTTGCCACGAATGTATATCAAATTGTTTTTTCATTTTAGTATCCTCTCAAATTATTACCTTGCTATACCAACCAATCCCTTAAACTTGATAAATTGCTTTTTTATCTGCTTATACGCTTTTTTAACTCTATTGTAAGGTCCAGGCATATCAAGAGCCATCATATTTTCAGCTCTAATTATAGATTGCATAGCTTGGTCAAGTTCTCTATCAACTCTAGTAGTTTTTATTCTAGGCGCAGCTTCATTTTTCATAGCTTTACCTATAGCTTTTCTTCTATTCATAAGATACTTATCAGTTGCATCTTTATCACCATCATTATCTATATCACCATCTTCTTTACCAACTGGATCCATAGCTTCACCTAGGTCATAATATCTACCAAGTTTATTTCCTAAGTCTTCATATAAAGATTCTAATCTATGCTGCATTCCAACCATTTCTCTAGCTGTTTTTGTGAAAGCTTTGGCTGTATTGTTTATATCTTTAGAATCTCTCTTTATAGTTAGTGCATCAAACCAATCATCTGATTCGTCAATAATAAAATTACTTGCACCAGACATTAAAGTTTCCATATTTTCTATAATAGACTTAAGTTCTGATTCTCTGTATATGTGTTTTCCATACTCATTGAATTTTTGCATAGCCTCTAGAAAAGTTTTCTTTTGTTCTGGAGCTAGTTTAGATTCAGCTAATATTTTTCTAAGTTTCATTATTTTTACTCCGATTATCTAATATTAAAGTTTCTAATAAATACAGAAGCTGATGCCGCACCAACATTTGGTGTTGCAACTCGAGCTATACTAAATTCATATAGTTCACCTGCAGTTAATTGTCCACCGTTTATAGTTCCACCTCCACTAAATGTTATTGAAGTATCTGCATGGATTGCGTCACCATGTAGAATTATAGCTCCTGCACCATAATTAGAACCTGTAAAGTCAGTTATAGTATTTTTTGCACATTGAACTACCCCTTGGTACTTTCCAGGGTGACCTAATCTTTTGAAGTCAGTGTAGTTTTTTCCTGTTCCGTCTGTACTTAATGCCATTCTAGTTCTCCATATCTCCTAATATTTCTCTAATTATTGAATTTACTTTACAGTATTTGTCGCATTGTTCCCATTCACTAACAGCCATTTTATTAACTGATTCTGATAATGATGTAGGTTTCATAAATGCGCCATGCGTTGAAGGGTTAGAAACAAAGTCCCAACAAATTAGTTCAAAATCTTGACCAACTTTAACCGTATCTTCATTTACCTGCTCTACACTTCCTAATCCTCTACTACTTATTCCAAGTTTTATTCCTGCTTTTAATAGTTCTTTCAGTATTTTTCCAGCTGGAGTATCCAATATTTCAACCTTTCCAACAACGTCATCACCTTCAAAAAATGCATCTAAAACATTATGAGATACATTTTGTAAATTTACAACAGATGATTCTGGGTGGTCTAATTCACCTAATGCTCTTTTTTCTGCTATTTGAACTTTTTTATAGTTCTTAACTTCTCTCATCAAGATTTCTTTAGGATAAACTCTACCATTTTGATTCTTTGCACCGGCTCTCTGTAATACTCCTTGTACTACAACTCTACCATTGTTTTTTGCCTCTGACTCAGTAATCATCTGAGGAGTGACATCAAAAAGTGTATAATCTATCAATAATTGCTTATTAGTCATATCAAATTACTCCAGTTTTATTATCCTATATCACCAGAACCAAAAATAGTTACTCCTGTTGGGTCATCGTGAGTTGCAATTAAATTACCGTTTACAACAACTCCAGTTGCAGTAATATAATCAAATTCTAAATATGAACCTGAACAACCTGCATCACCTGCATTATTAGCAGCTGATAAAGATATGTGAGTATCTCCTTCGGCTTGAGATGCGATAATTGTATCATCACCTGCATCTGAAATTACAGATACACTACCTGTTAACTTTGTAGTAGTTCCGTCTGGACCAACTCTAAGTTGTACTGGGTTAGATGCAACAACAACTTTGTAATTTAATCCAATATTTGCAGTTGAAGCTGCTGGTAATTTAATTACAGATTCAGCTGAGTCTGTTCCTGGTGCAGTAATTATTACTCTACCACCTGCAGTATCAGATGAAAGGTCTGTTAAGGTTGCATGTGACGCTATTTGAGTTCCACCTTGACCGTTATGGCAAGAGTCAACTAAATCAGCAAAGTTTGATTCTGTTGGGACATCTCCAGCGTTGAAGTATCCCTTTAATGTTGTTTTTCCTACTTGTGACATTTATTATCTCCTCTTAATTATTCGTAACTCGATGTTGATTTTGTAGGTGTTTAGTTCTTTCTTCCCACAAAAACTTATCTCTATTAAACTTCTTTTTAGCTTTTTCCATGTTTTCAGTCATTAGCTTTTTATTTTCTGGTCTACTACTCCAGGTTTGCCATGTAAAATTATACATTGTATTCTCCTAAGATGCCCATACGCCTTTCTTTCTATATAGGTCAAAAAAAATTCTGGCTACTTCTCTACGAATAGCCTTTCTAATTGCCTTAACCTCATCAGCAGTTAGAGCTTCTGTTATTTTTTCTTTTGTTTCCATTAAGATGCAAGTTCTCTCAATTTTTGAGAAACCTTAATTAGTCTCTCTGCAATCTTCGTCATTCTAGGACCAGTAGATTTCCAATATGAATCTCTTCCTACTCCATCTTCTTTTTTAAGTTTACTTGCTCTGCTTATGATTCTATCTATCTCAAACAGTCTCTTATTTATTTCTTTAATAGCACCGTTTACCTTTTGTCTTGAATTTTTGGTATCATCTTTCTTAAATGATGGATAATTTAATCCAAATATTTCTGCAATTACTTCTGAGTGTTTCATATTTTCTCCCAAAGGTTTTGTAGGTTTATATTTTGCACCATAATAAACGGGCTTCTTTTTCTTTTTTGCTAATTTATATCCACCTGACATTGCCGTTTTCTTTCTTCGTTTTTCATACTTTGGCAAGCCACCTGTAAAAGCCATAGGCGTTTGATAACCTGGTACACCAGCTGTAGTGCTTATTTCTTCCAAGTCATCTTCTAAATATAAATCAACAAGTTCGTCTAAGTTTTTATCCGACATTTCTAACTTCCTCTACTAATTCAGATAATCTTAGTACATTCAATATTTTCTTTTCATCAATTCTTTTCTTATTAAGAACTGAGTTTTTAATTTGTTTTGCAACTTCTTTAAGTTTTATTTTTACAACAGGATCTTCAACTGTTTTCATACTTTTTTGAAGTACCTTTAGGTTTTCTGCTACTACCTTTTGTAATTTGCCTCTTAAATTTTCCGTATTAGATATATTGTTAATATATTCTCTAAGGATAGATGCTTGAGATTCAGAAAGCTTGTTGTATTTACTATTAAATTTATCTACTAAAACTTTATATGCTAATAGTCTTAGATCTTTATCTTCTTGTCTAAATGCTTCAACTACTCTATCTACATGTGAAGAATCTTTAATATTTTTACACACATGCTCAACAATATTTGCTCTAGATTGAAGTATTATTTTAGGATTAGAATATCCTTTTGAATTTATAGACTCGAATAAAGTATAAATGGAAGCATTTTGTTTATACTTCCCAATCTTTGCCTTAAAGAATTGTTCTACATCATAATTCTTTTTTATCTCTCTAATCAAGTTATACTTTTCTCTTCTCAAATTAGTTGCACTTAACTTAGCTCTTTCTCTAATAACTAAGTCTACGAGTTTTTCTGCTCTATATTCTGTATTATGTTTTTCTTTTAATAGAGTTTGATATAAGTGCAATTCTGTCTTTAGCGTTGTGCGTTTGCCAAAATACTCCTTAATAATCGCTATCGCTGGCGATTTTTCAACTCCGTTTAATGTGTCGGTTGTAATTTGTCTTACCAACAACTCAAACAATATACCTGTATTTTTTACTTTCGAATGTTTAGCCATAGTATGCCCTTATTGCTTTCTTGTCTCTTATATAAATATACGAGATTACGCCTTTGTGTCCTCTTCTGATAATAAGTTGTTCTCATCTAACATAGATTTTTCATTTAGAGCAACCTTTTTATCAATATTCATACTTTTTAATACTTCTTTCGCACTAACCTTAATGCTTCTATCTCTATTTTTTATGTCTCTAGCTCTTGTTTCGTCACCTAATGGATCTCTACCTCTTGGAGCTCTCTGAGTACCATAATCTACATCTTCTTCAGGTCTACCAACATCACTATCGTCTTTACCACCTCTTGTTTTTCTAGTGTCTCCTGATGCAGAAAGAGTTGCTTTATTTTTATCCTTTACTTTTTCAGCAATTTCATCTTCTCCTTTTGCAGGGTCTTTACCTTCTTGTTGAATCATATCTTGTCTATATACTTGTATAATATCTTCAACAACTTTTTCTCTTTCAAGATTAACCTCATCTTTACTCATTTTCCAAATGTTTTCGTATATCCAATCTTCAGATAACATTTTATTACTTTTTATTGCATCTGCAAGAGATACCTTTTTATCAAATACATCTAATTTTTCTTGCTCTGCTATAGTAGATGGATTTGTTAGTTGAAGACTAAAGTCTACTAAGTCTGCGTCTGAATATCCTTGTGTATATAAATGTATGATTGCTATTTTAGTAAGCTCAGAAACAAATATTCGCTGGATTCTTTCAATTGTTCTTGAAAATCTTACATCTTCTGCAGCAAGAGTTGCTTTACCTTCTACATTTTCATCATAACCTAAAAATGCTTTTGGTACTCTCAAACCTGCCATCATTCTATTTCTTAAATATTCTATATCATCAACTCCTGTCCATTCTAATCCACCAATATCTTCAATAGCAGTATTTGAGTTTCCACCTCTTACGGGTAAATAAAAGTCTTCAATCATGTTTTGTAAATTAAACTTCATGTTGTACTCACCTGTATTTTTATCTACGTATGGTACTTTTTTCATTTTATTTATTACCTTTTGCATGTAAGTATCTACTTCAGCAGGAGGAATATTTCCTATATCTATCTTAAATGCTCTTTTTTGTGGTGCTCTCATAATTCTATGAATCATCATTGCATCTTCCATAAGAGTTAATTGTTTCCAAGTTTTTCTTGGTTGTTCTATCATAGACTTTCCGTATGGTAAAAAGTTTGTATCTTGTAATAATCTAAAGTGTGCAACTTCATAATTTTCAAATATTTTTTGATTATGTTTAGCTTTTCCTCCGTATGCAGCCGTTACTCCTCCATAAGTTTCATCATATATAAATTCAACAGCTTCAGGTCTGGCTGGATCTATTCCTTCTTGTCTAGTTATAGCATAAGGAGATAAAGGATTACAGCCTGTAACTCCTAGTTTTTCAACAATATGTAATTGAAGATAGAAGTCTCCATATTTACACATCATTCTAATCCAAGGATATAAGTTAAATTCAACATTTAGTATATCGTAAAAGAGATTATGTAGTATTTCTTCAATCTCTTTCTTACCACTTTTAATTTCTAACACATCTCCAAATTCATTTTTTAGTGTAGATTCGTCGGCATATACGTCTAGTGCAGCTGAAATTATAGAGTCATTATCCATAGCCTCATAATCTTTGAATAGCTCGTTTCTAAGTTGATTGAAACCTTGACTAGGATCGTATATAGAAGAACCAGCTTGAGATGAATGAAGTCTATTATATCTATCAATTAAGACATTTGTTTCTAGATTTCCAGCTGATTGAGCTCTAGCAGGATCGATAACCTTTAATCTGTTATCTCCAACTTTTCTAGCTACTCCTTGTCTACTAATTAGTTTTTTTAATCTTCCGAATAATGTTTTGTCTGCCATTGTATTTTCCCTATTTTATTAACCACGTCAAATCTTCTCCTGGATTGTTACCACTTTCCCATTTCCAATCCTTGTGCACATCATTTTGAGTATATAATCCGTCAGTTTTTACAATATGGTTAATTGCATTCTTACTTAGTTGTATACCATCATTTCTAAGCTTAAGAGCCGTATCTCGTACCCATAAGCCTATTGCTAATGACATCACTAAGTCATCGTTATATCCTCTTTGGGCTTCTGCTCGGTGTCCTTTCCAAACAAATACCGCAAGCTCATCTAAGAGCCTGGTGGATCTAACAATAAACGTTTTTTCTCTAAAATAAATATCAAGTTTTGAAATTAAAAGTGGCCTGGTTTTACTAGATGTTGTAAATCCTGGAGTCATTTGACTTTTATCTTTCAAATCATAACCTTTTTGTATTTGGGTTGTTGCGTCAGTTATTCCGTCTTGTTTATATGTATAATATAAGTTTTTATAGTCTCTGTCTATTGCACTCTGTATAGCACCAAATCCTACACTTGCATTTTCTATTACTAATAGAGCTTCATTATATTCTGTTGCAACTGTAACTAGCATATTTCCAAAGTCTTTTGGAGTTAGCTGTCCCTTAAATTCTGCAACTTGTGTTAAATTATCTATATCTATTACATGAAAAGATGAAAAATCGCTTCCATCACCTCTCGCAACATCGGCTACTACCATATAATCTCTAGAATAATCAGGATATTCCCATACCCAATATTCTCCTCCTTGTCCTCTTTTTTCAATAGGAGGTTGCATATAAGTTTCTTTGTACCATTGAACAGTAGTACCATCTATCACTGTATTACCAGAAGAAACAAAATCACAATCACATTCTTGAGCAGCCATTTTTGAACCAAGTAATTGTTCTTGTTCATTTCTCCAATCTTGGTCTCGCTCTGGATGTAAACTCCAATGTAGTCTAATAGTATTGAATTTATTTCTATTCTCTTCAGCTGCTACCCATGTTTTATGAAAGAAATTACCTGTTCCATTTGGTGTAGAAAGAATTATAGCCTTTCCACCTGTTGCAAGTGTTTGTTGTGCTGATGCCCATATTTCGTCGATTTTGTCAATAAACGCGGCTTCATCTATTACTAATAGTGATAATGCTTCAGATCTACCTGCATCACCAGAGCTAGAAACTGCTTTTATTTGTGAGCCATTCTTAAATCTCAGTGATAATTTATTGTCTTCAACTGTAGTACCTTTTAACCAGCTTGGTAAATAATTATGCATTTCTCTAACTTTAGTTACTAAGTTTTTTGCTACTTCTTGTTTTGTTGCAATTACAAGAACATTTTTATCTTCTTGAAATAACATCAACCAAAGAGAATATCCTGCAGATAAAGTAGATATACCTAACTGTCTAGACTTTAATATGATATTGTAGTCATGGTTTGATAATTCAGCTAAGCTTTTTTCTTGGAATGGATAGAGATGAAATGGAATTCTACCTCTAGTAGGGTGCTGGATTTGACAATACTTCTTCATAAAATAAACTGGATCCGCAGCACACTTTGTATATTCTTTCCTAATTATCTGCTTTATGGATTGTTTTTGTCTCATATATATAAATATATATTTTTCTTTACAAAAACCTAGTTTACTTCGATTTCTTTCTTTTTTCCATTGTACGTCCGCCGAAATACGCACCAATAACAGTAATTAGAACTAATTGTAAAAGGTCTGTCCATTTTTCTTCTACTTCAAATGCAATTGTTCCTGCATCTATGAATATCATAAGAACTGTACATACAACTAGAAATATTAGTACTAATGGTCTTACATTTTTTGATAACCAACTATCAGAATTCATATCAGCTGCCCATCTGCTACTGATTTGTTTTTCCATCTCTACTTCATAATTAGCAATAAGTTCTTTGATTTTGTTTTCTGCTTCTAACTTTTCTTCTTTTGAAGTGTGTAGGTCATCTATAACTCCACCAACTCCTTTAACTAAGTCAGCAGCTCCACCTGAAAACAGGCCGCCTAATATACTCATAACATTTTCTCCGTTTTTAATATTCGAATGGAGGTGTACCGTAATCTCCTTGAGATATTCCATACCAAGTTCTTCCAACTTGATAGTACCACCAACCATACTTATTATCTTCTATAATCTTAAACTTTCCCTTTGGTAATGGGGAAGGTTTTTTTGGTGCTCTAGCAATATATTTTAATACAGGAACTCCGTCATCCCATACTCTATCTGTTTTTCTAGCCATAACAGATTTTCTCTTATCTGTATTGCTTGCAACATGTAGCTTAAAGTTTCCTGGGTCATCAGCTAAAAATGACTTAAATACGTCTTCAGCTATTATTGTTTCATCTAAGTCTATTGGTTCAGCCTTTATTGCTGAATTAAAATCTGATTCAGCCTTCTGAACTACTTTATGCATTTTAATTATATCTTGTTTGAGCTTTTCTTTCTTTTTTGGATCTTTTTCAGCAACAAACTTTTTTCTTAATTGTTGTTGTGCAAGCTGAACTTTTTGTAATTCTTCTACCGCCTTTCTAAACTTACGAGTCATAGAAACTTCTAACATGTTTGCTATTTCTTCGTTAATTATTTCTTGTAGTCTTTGTCTTTTCATGTTAATCCCAAAATATCATTTTACCAAGTATACCTATTAGAACTATCCAAATAGACCATAAAGTTCTTTGCGCACCTTTTCTAAATGCTGTATTTTTATTTACCCTAGAAATTGTTCCATCATCTGGACCTAATAAAGTCTTCTTTATCATGGTCAAATCAGCCTGCATTTTTTCTTGGTTGTCTTTTATATATTCAACCTCTTGCTTTACAAGTTTTATTTCGCTGTGAAGATGCTCGTTGGTTAGTCTTGCCATATTACTTTTTCCCTATTGTTGGACCTATATCATATAAATATAAAGATACAGGCTTTAATCACATCTCGCTTAAATGTTTTTTCCAATCTAGAAGTTCTTTCTTAAATTTTGCTTTTAATTCTGCTTTATTTAATCCACCAGACCAATCTTCAACTTCTCCTAACTCTGTCACAAATGTTTGATTACTATCTAACCACTCTTCAAATTCGTCTGTAATATCTTTTATTTCTGCAAGTTTTACTTTCTTAAAAAGTTCTTTTTGTTTTTCTTCGTATGTTCCTACAGCTCTTGACTTTTTTTGGTCTAATGTAAAACAGTCTAAACATTTTTTATCGACTTTCCAGTGATACCTATCAAATTGTCCTCTCATTACCTTATCACATTCAGGACATGTTAATGGCATTTTTACTAAGTCTCTAACAGATTGCATTTTGGAAATATTTTGTTTTATTCCATTCTTTATAGTCCAAGTTTTTCCAGCTTCTTCCCAAACATCTCCTTCTACTTTTTTATCTGACTTTTTATATCCAACTTGAGTACTTACAGATTTTGTATAATCTCCCTTGACTATATTACGCATTCTCTGTACTTTTGATTCACTTATTCCTTTCTTCATAACCTTTCTCTAAAACGTCATCATACCAGTTATCTGATTGACTGGTGCAAACGCTCCTGTTAATTTATATGTTTTTCCTTTATATATAAAAACTAGACCTTCACTTGGAATTATTGTTTTGAATCCTCCTATAGATGAGATCTTTTTTAATTGTTGAGTCATTCTATTTAATTTTTTAAGGTCTCCACCTTTTCTAACATCACTAATGGCTTTTGCTACTTGTTTTCTTATATTTTGAATAGCTTTATCTGGATTTGCAGCCAAGAATCCTTCTACATTTTTCAATACTTCTGCACCTAGTTCAAAAAATAATAATTCAAAAGGCAACATGTTCTTTTTTACCTGGTCAGCATGTTTCATTTTATCAAACTCTTTTGCCTTTTTAAGAGTATCTTCATCAGGTAGAGTCTTTTTATCTAACCTAAAAGATTTGTCGAAAAATGCCCAACGTTTTACTAATCCCATTTTAGTTTTGTTGTCTATTCCCTTTATATTCTTATCAACAAAATCTTCCCACCAGGCTTGATGATATTCAGCAAAAGTAGAAGTATCTTTCATTTTATACTTCTTCATAAGTTTATTTAGTTTGCCGTTGAAATAAGGTTTTTTAGCAGAATAATCTTGATTAGCATTCATTTTAAGAACTTTAGGGCCAATTATAGAAAAGTTCTTTTGTACTTTTTGATTAACTTGTGCTACCATACCTGCAAGTATTCTAGCTCCGTCTTTAACTGCACCTATTGCTTTTCCATCTTTGTATTGTAATACATTATGAAACTGTAGATATGGTGCGTCATAGGTAATTACATTTGCAGAAGCTGGAAACATAATTTCCATATTTACCCAATTATTTCCTTTATTAAATATTTTATCTTGTTGTTTTGGTGAAAGACTACCTATTGCTTTTGCCAAATCTTTCATGGCAAATGTAAATGCTTTTTCTATATTACCTCTACCCTTAAATTTTGCTGCAACTGCTTTATAGTCCATACCACCACGCTTTAAGTCTCCAGTATTTCTAGCTGCTAGCATTTTACCATTCCAACTAACAAATAAATTTTGACCATCTGTTTTTTCTGTAGCCGCTTGTTCTAGGTCTAAATTACCTTGTAATGCTAAATCAATAATATTTTTGAAGTCTCCAAACGTAAGGCCTTTATCGTCAAAAGGGTGAGACATATGCCCGTAAGCTCCACCTTCTGATAATAATATTTGATTAGCTAGCCATTGTCCTAAATTTTCTGAAAGATTTTTTGGTTCTTTTTCATACTTCATAGGTTCTTTTACCGTATCACCACTTACGTTTTTCTTTTCTTTAGATTTTTCAGCTCCCATAAAGTCTATAAACTTCATTCCTGCAGCTTGTGCAATATTTCTTATTCTGGCTTTCCATCTAGAATATGCTTGTGATTCTTTCCAATCTTGTGTATTTATAGGAGTACGAGCTCCTGCAACTCCAGCTGGATAATATGTAACCCCATGTGAATAATCCAATGAGTTATCATCTTTTGCCAAATCTAAAATATTAGAATCATTACCAATAATATAATCAATTACTTCATAACCAACCATTTCGGCAAATTCTTTTCCTTGGTTTTCATATCCTGATGGTGTAATAAAATATGTTGGAGGTCCATCATCAACGTCTCCTCCATCAGTACCAGTACTACTTGATTCTAATATTAGTTCTGAAAAGTTTACTTTTTTACAGAATTCTAATATAGATTCATTAAGCCTTTCTAGTTTACTAACAATCAAGTTATAGTTCTTTGTATGACCGAATATTCCCTTAAACACTTTTTGTTTTTCTTTTTTATCAAGTGTCGTATCACCTAAAGCTTTTCTAATTGCTGTACCGCTCATTTCACCATATCCAGGCACATTTAGACTAATATGAGGTGCAGTTATATAATATGCTCCTTCTTTATATCCAACTTCAGCTTTACCTGCCCATGGTCTAAAAAACTTACCACCAAGTCTTCCTGCATCTTTTTGTCCAATCATGAAAACTGCAGCTGTTTTTTTAGGGTCATATTTCTTTAGAATCTCTGTTGCTTGATATGTATTTTTTACCTGTACAACTTTTGATATTCCATGCGACTTTATTATTTTCTTCTTTTCTGCAAATGAAAACGGAGATTTTGGTAAATCTACCTTATTACTTGTTGCAACATAGGCATCCTTAAATTTAGACTGAAGATACTTATATGCTTTTGCATGGTGTTTACCCATTGGTTGAAACCTTCCAGGGTAGATGGCAACTATATTGGTTATTTCAGATTCTTCTAATAAAATCTGTTCTGCTAGATATGTACTTAAATTTGTCATAATATTATATAAATATAATGCATTATAGCTATATAGTTATTTCTCCCGATGATATTGTTATTGTTCCTGAACTCATTGTTATTTGATTAGTGGCTGCAGCTCCTGCGACGTATGTTATAGTTACAGCTATAGTATAGAGTCGTGGTTGAGTTGAATTTGTCGTTGACCATTTGACTTGCATTCCATTTAGAATGTCTTCAGAAATTCCATCATCTGGAGCATATGCAGATAATTCAAAACCAGTAGCTGAAGATTCTCCCGTTTCGATATCGCCAGTAACCAATACAGTATCGCTTGCATCTAATAATTGTGCCGTGGCCGTTACAGTTCCTTTACCTATTTGTGATACTTGTAAAGATACCAGAGCCTGTTGAATTGTTGCGCCAGAAAGAACTGAAAAGTCACTAACACCTTGTAAGCTGAAAACAAGGGT